GTTGCAGCCATGTCACCAAGTATTTTTGATGCTTGGTCTAATCCAATCAAGTTTGCAAGTACGACTGCAAACGGATATAACAACATACCAAATAAAGCAAACCACGCCATTGAGCGCTGTGCATCTCTCATTGCATCTGCATCTTCAAGTTCTTTACGTTTGAACTCTAAGAACATCTCATGTTCTGTATCAGATACTTTACCATCACCATTAGTATCTGCTGGGTGGTGTTTCTTTACTTCTTCTTCAGACATTACTCTCTCCTGTCTTTTATTTATGGATGTTAACGTCTTTTCTGACGTTCTTTCATCCTTTCATTTTCTTCTTCAACGTGTTGTTTTAACATACTCACATATATTTCCCTTTCCCAAGGCATCATGTCATCCAATTCAGTCAAACTATAATTGTAATGTTGCATCATATTAAAGTTTAACCTATAATAATTTTCTAGACTATCATGCGAAAGGGCTATGCTAAAAAATTCTGCATACCCTCCACAATGACTTCACTTTCAACTTTAGTATTTGGGTTTGTCACCGTAATGGTATGTTTTACTTTGGGCATAGTGTCAAAGAATTTTTGCAGTTTTCCGAACTGTTCAGTATTCATTGACTCAATAAATGTATCCAATTCCTTTTTAGGCATATCTTCATATACCTGTTCTGAATCAAAGATAGATTCCAGACAGTCTTTGATTACACCAAAGGTTAAATCAACTGTCTTAGTTTTACCAACTTGATATTTACTGATATCAATCATTGAAGGATATTTCATTTTAATACCAATATCATCAGTAATCATGATTTCTTTAGAATGTTCTTCATCCGTTTGAACCTTAACATCATCTAAATTGATTTTTACTGGTACTTTGGTTTCCTCATCATCTGGACAAGTAATTTGTAACTCAACCTCTGAACCAACCGATTTGGCACGAAGCTGTAAGAACATATACTCAATGTCAAATGTAGGAAGTTTTTCTGGATTTTTGACTGCACCATCTGTGCAACTTTTTACTATGTCACACATTGCACGAGCCATATCCGCCTCTTTACCTGTCTCCTGTGCAATCATTAATACCTTTTGTTCTTTAATCAAGAACGGGCGATATTTAACCTCTTCCCCTGTCGATGGAATTTCCATCTGATAACTGGGGGCGTTTAACTGTGGTAATGCCATACTATATTCTCCTAATGCATTATGTTAATTAAGTTGCAACTACGGATGCAACGGCCACTCTTGCGTGTTTCCAATACCTATATTGAAAAGACACTCCAACTTTATTTATTGTGTTAGGTGAAGCGTGTCCTACCTGTATTGGGTCTACGGTTTTTGGGAACGCTTCTACTAATTCAATACCAAAGGTTCTATTCTCATTTTTATCTAAAGAGAAAATCTTTACAACACCTACTGTCTCTTTGTAGTAGTTTAAATCATATGTATCTGGGTTTACTATTTTGTCTTGCCATTCGTGGAAGGTTTTAAGTTCTCTCATATCTGAACTTAAATAGAATGTTGCTGCGATTTCACCAAATGTAGTTCCCTGTACCATTTCATGTGGTGGGCCATAAACATTACCATTCATAACAGTACGAAGGTTTCTGCCTGGCATGGTTATGTTATCACAACGAATAGTGAGATTTCTGTCTTTGTTAGTGACACCTTGAAATGTTATTTCTGTTTCATATTTACTTGCATATGAAAAGTCACTACTGCTCAGAGCAGCAAGACCTTGTGTTAGTGATACTTGTGCCATTAAATCATCTTCCTTGAATCTGCCCACACTTCACTGGTGGACGCTTTCTTAAATCTTTGTACTGGTAACATGATTGCAGTGAGATTATCTTCTTCATCAATCTTACGAAACATAGAACGTGTATACCCAAACAAATATCTTTTGATACATGGTTTGGTTAGTCTATTATTCTCAATCGCACTGATACTTAAATTGTCACCCCCTGCTGCATCAAGAAGTCTTGCTCTTAACGCATATGGTAGGTAGTGAAAGTTAAGACCAAGGAAACCACCTTCCATACTCTTCAATGGAAGTACAAGAGGAAACGTATCATAGTACGGTAATTTGTTTCTACCCTTTGGAGAATACACAAACATATTCAAAGATTTTCCAGTTGGTGTTTTACTCAATTTACCAGTACGCAATAGTTCAGGCACACTAGGTGTACCTAATTCTTTAATACGATTACGATACCATTTGAACGGTTCATTACCTGTTTTTATCTGGTTCGATATCTGGTCGAAATAATTTAACTCTGCCATACTTCTATTTATATCATCAATTCAACTTCAGTTAAGATGATAAACTCCATATTTCTGTCCTTACACCACTCTTTTGCGTTCATCCACTTTGCTTCATTGACTGCAAAGGTACGCACCTCATTGATGTATTTCTTGGTTTTTCTTTTGGGGGTTCTTGGTGGACTACATTGTATCTTGGGTTTAACTTCAACAACCCACTTCTTTGGGCCTGTATTAGTTTTGACCTTGACATAGAAATCTGGGAAATATCGGTGTATTTTACCATCAATGGGTGAACGGTAGGGTATGAAGAACTCTTCAGAACCCCATTCAACTATCTTATCATTCATATCACAATACACCATGAACTTACGTTCCCAGAGACTACGATAAATAATATTAGAGGGGTCACCCTTATATTTTTTTGGATTAGATGGACTATATCTTCCACGGTATGCCATTACATTACACCTAAATAAATAATATACAAGGATATTTATAACGATGCCAGGAAAATTCAGCCCAATGCAAGGAACGCCGTTCCTCAATAGCAGTTTGTCTTACCCAGAAGGTTTGGGTGGGAAAGAACAAGGACATTACGTTCAGTTCTTTATTAATGAACAGGAAAACGCAAACATCAACTATGGTGGTGGTGGAGCGCCTGCGTCTGGAGCAACCCCTGCTGGTGGTGGAGTGTCCACATTATCTGTACCAAGGGCACCAACTAGAAGACTTGCAGCTTCAATTTCATTATATATGCCCGCAACTGTAGGATTACAACAAGAATCAAAATATGGTGAGGCAGAAATTGGAGCATCCGTTGCAACTGCAATTGCATCATATAAAGGGTATAATGAAGGACAAGGATTTTTAAATACAATTGGTACTACAAGTGGTGCATTGGGTGATGCAATCAGTGAAACTGGTGCAAATGCATTAAAGTCAGCACTTGACGCTGGTGCTGCTGGAGCAAAGGCGTCACAAGAGATTGCAAATGGTAAGGTATTTAACAATCGCATGGAAGTGGTGTTTGAAGGTATTAGTAGAAGAGAGTTTTCTTTTACATTTAAAATGATGCCCAAATCACAAAATGAAGCGTTGATGGTTAGACAAATTGTTAATCAGTTTAGATTTTATATGGCACCAAGTTTTGATGGAGCTCCAAGCACATCAAGAACCTTCATAGTACCAGCAACATTCGATATTGAATATCATTATAGTGGTGGTGTAAACAGTTTCTTAAACAAAATTTCAACATCAGTTTTAAAGACTTGCAACGTCACATATGGTGGAGAACGAGTACAGTTCTTTAAACCAATACAAGGTGACGGTGCCTCTCCTGTGGAAACTCAAATTGAGTTAAACTTTCAAGAACTGGAAGTTATCACAAGAGAAAAAATCAACGAAGGATTCTAAATGTCTTATTTTTCTATGTTTCCAAATATATCATATGACGCAAAGGGCGATGGTAAACTTAATCAGTATAAGGATATCTTTCGTAGGGTGAAACTTACTGCACAGACACAGATAATAGAGTTTGATTACTATGATGTACAGGACGGTGAAGCACCAGAGATTATCGCACACAAGTATTATAAAGATGTTGGATTACACTGGACGATACTGATAGTCAATGATATCGTTGATTACTATCATGATTGGCCTATGTCACAACAGACATTTGAACAATATGTTAAAGAACGATATGATAATCCAGATGCAATACATCACTATGAAATTACTCAAACATCTGGTGACACAACTGAAGTAATTGATGTTGGTATGAACATTACAGACTATGCATCTGCAACCGCTGTATCAAACTATCAATATGAACAGAAGTTACAAGAACAAAAATCACAGATACGATTGATACAACCTAGATATATCGAAGATTTCGTAAAAGAGTTTGAGACAAAAATTAAAGAAGGTGCATAATGGCAAAGTCTGACTTGCAATTTGCGGGCGAGTTTCTAGTTGAAGAATGCAAACTTTTGACTACCAAAGGAACAGAACTCGACATCAGTGGTGTAATTGAATCTATTAACATCTACGAGGATATATTCTCCATGACAGTTAGTGGAGATATACTATTCAAGGACACAAACAATCTGGTATTGAACGCACCAATTATTGGTGAAGAAAAACTAACGCTCAAACTTCAAACACCACAAACATCTCCTAAGACACACAATGAAGAACAGACTATCATTGATTATGTTGTCACACCATTACAGGTATATAAGATTAACACCGTTCAAGGTGTTGGTGAAACTTCATTAATGGTTTCACTTAACTTCACCACACAGGAAGCATTTCGGAATCAGATTTCTAGAATATCACAATCATACAAAGGTGAACCATCTGAGATTGTAGAAAAGATTATACGAGATAAAAACTATCTAGATTCTACAAGAAAATTATTTGTTGAACCAGCTGCAAACTTAGTCAAGATGGTTGTACCGAACAAAAAACCATTCAACACAATTCAACACTTATGTGAGGTTTCAAATTCAAAACAGAATAAAGATGCACCATCATATGTGTTTTACGAAACAATCAAAGGATTTCATTTCAGAACTATTGATGGGTTATGTACACAAGAGCCTGCAATGGTATACAAAGAAAACATACCAAATTCTTTGGATGAAAAAAAGGTAATAAATCCTGTAAAAAATTTAGAAACTATCAATTCTTTTAATGTTTCACCGACCAAAGATACTATATATAATATGAGTAAAGGATTCTACTCTTCCAAATTAAGGGTGCATGATTTGTACAATAAAACAGTCAAAGACTTTGACTATAGTTACTTGGACGAATTCGACAAAGACACTCACACAGATGGAGACTCACCCATCATTTCAAAGTCATCAGATGCTAGAACACAAAAGAAGTTGACGGATTACCCAGATACAAAACTTTTTGTTTCTACAACAAGTGCAACCAAACACTTTCAAGAGGGCGATGAGTACCCTTATCAAAGTGATAATCTAGATAAAACATTGCAGAGAAGAATGTCCAGATTAAGACAACTCAACAGGGGTATTAAATTACAACTAGAGGTGCCTGGACAAACATTCATTGAAGCAGGAAATATCGTTCAACTAGACATTGGTTCATCATCTGCAAATACAGGTGACAAATTGGATAAACAGTTATCTGGTAAACATTTAATTACTACAATCAGACACGAATTCACTATTGGTTCAGACCCTAGACATAGAATTTACATGGAAACTGTAAAGGATAGTTTAGAGGAGGACTTTCCATCTGCGGGCCCACAATACTCTAACACTGGGTCTGCTGAAAAAATAATCGTATAAGGAGGCATCAATAACAACTCAAGAAATCTTTGTCATGATAGTTAAATCACATAGAGAAGGAATTCACATGAAAGC